GTCTTTCCAATTCACGAAGCAAGCGATTGCTGTTTATCGGGGTAATTAAGTTATGGACTTCCGTACCAAGAACGGTTTCAAGGACATTCAAGTTGTCCTCAAGGAACTGAACCTGTACGGCGGTGATATTGACGGCGTCTGGGGGCCAGGTTCGGCCTCCGGCGTTGTTGAACTCATGCGCACGTACGCTGCATTCATCGGTCGTGGTATTTTCACTGCGGCCAGCATGCCATCCAAAGCCACGGCTGATGGCAAGAACATCGTGGAGCAACTCCAGCTCTACATGAAAGACATGGGTGTCTACCTCGGTAACATCGACCGTGTCTGGGGTAAGAACTCGCTGGGCGGTATCCAGTTGATGGCGGGTCATTATCGTGGGGTTAAGAACCTCCCGACTTACGACATGGCCTGGAGCAAGAAGGTTTCCCGTGAGTTCCGTCGGAAGATCACCGACTGGTGCAAGAAGCATGGTTTCGATCCAATCGTTGCCAGCTGGTTGATGGCCTGCATGCACTTCGAGTCGGCAGGTACCTTCAGCCCAAGCATCCAGAACAAAGCGGGTGCTCAGGCATTCGGCCTCATCCAGTTCATGAAAGGCGCTGCGTCGGACCTGGGCTATACCCTTGATCAGATCAAGGCCATGGATCAGCTCACGCAGCTGGATCTGGTCTTCAAGTATTTCGAGTTCTGGATGCGTGCTGGCAAGCGCTATACCCAGCTGGAAGACTTCTACCTCACCATCTTCTACCCGGCTGCGGTCGGCAAACAAGCTGATCAGGTGCTGTTCGACAAGAACGATCCGAAATACCTCAAGTCGTACACCCAGAACAAAGGGTTTGATGTGGATAAGGACGACAAGATCACCATTGGTGAAATCTCGTCCACGATCTACAACTCGTACTACGCCGGTATGGACCCAGCCAACCGCCTTCCCCTTCTCTAATAAGGACGCGTCGTCATGACTCCTACCCAGATCAACAACATCATCACGTTGGCAAACGTCGTGCGGTTCATCCGTAAGACTGTCGACAAAGTCGGCCTCGAATACATCGCCCCGCTGGATCCTGCTGAACAAGCAGAGAAAATCAGCAAGGCAGTGAACCACAAGGCTCAATCCTCTCTCATCAAGGATCCTCAATAATGCTCAGTAAAGACGATCTGATTCTCGCCCAGCTGATCGCCAGCGGTCTGCCCGAGAACTACGAGGTGAAAGCCTCCGGCATCATTGCAGGGTTGAACGAAGTCAGTTATGCGGTCAGTCCGTACTCCTCTTCCGCTCTGATCGAGCAGGCGATGGAAGTTACGCAGAACCTGACCCCTCACAACGACGTCATGGAACTGGCCACCACCGAAATGGCCAAAGTGGTCCGTGGTGCGTTCGACATGGTCAAGACCTATGGCGTTCCGATGGCATTGGCCATTGCCGATGGTGTGAGCTGCCTGTACTCGATGGATTCGGTACTGCGCACTGTGCGCTCGCAAGTGGACATCAAGTACATCAATGTCGATGACCCGATGTTCAACCTCGGTATCTACCCGGTCCAGGTAGCCAACAAGTCGTTGAGCTTCGACGCGGCCAACTTCGACATGCTGACCCGTCTGCGCTTTGCGTATGTTTCCGACGGCGACCTGATCGAGTGGATCAACAGCAAGCACCCTGAAATCGTGGCGGTGCTCGAAGACAAGTCCACTGGTGTCTGGTCCGCGCTGAATGCCATGACCAATATCGATGGTCTGCGCAGTGTCTTCAAGGCGATGAACGGCAACCAGGTCAGCTTCAATGAGATCCAGTGCATCGACATCTCCCTGCTGATGAAGATGTTCGTCATCGCATCGAAGATGTTCATGACCGACAAACCAGTCCCATGGCTGGAAGAAGGTTCGCTGGAGGACTACCGTGAGTTCGTGGCACTGCTCTGGAACGGTATCTCGCGTTACCTGATCGGTCTGAAGGAGTTCACCAACCTGTACCGTGCACGTGAGATCGTGGTCACCGACCTGAGCCCTGTGCGTTACAAGGAGATCACTCCTCACGAAGCACTGGGCGTCCAGGTTAACGTGGTGGAAGGCAAGGTACTGGTGTTCTACACCGCTGCCATCATGCGCGCTATCACCGAAAGCGGCACTGCCATCAGCGACGTTACCGTGGCGTACCTCTATTCTCGTGTTAAAGGCCAAAGCTTCAGCTTGAAAGAGCTGGCCAATAACAAGTTGAAAGTAGCCGAGCTGATGAACCAGTACGTGGGTGAAGTTTCCCACGTCATTCACAGTCGCGCTCGTGACGTCTTCTGCGAAAGCGCTGCCATTGCCGTCGCCAAGTTCATCGATGGCAACCAAGCCGCCAAAGAAGCGCTCTACCGCACGGTAGACGAGAACGGTAGCATGACTGCGACCGTCATCCGTAAACGTCTGGGAAGTGCTATCGAGAACCTCTACAACATCTATAGCCAGCGTGTCGGCAAGAGCGATGGTGAATTGGCTATTGCTGATGATGGTTCCTCGACGCTGATCGGCGAGCGCAAGAAAGAGTGCTTGAACATCATTCTTTCCACCAACATCGTTCCTACCTTCCTGAACCTGCTGGGTTGCAACATGGCTGCAGCTATCATCGCCGCTACCTACGTGACCCAGGACAAAGTGTTCAGTGCCGTGGAAGAGCGTAAACAACTCCACTGTGCGCTGATCCAGGTACTGGCAGGTATTTCCCTGGAGTAAGGGTATGGAAGTTGGCTCTCTGACCCGTGACAGAGCCAAGATCAAGAAAGCCTATACGGTTAACGAAGACCTTTCGGTTACCGCTAACCGTACACTCGAAGTCCATATTCCTAAACGGTTTGTGGAAAACGGGTTTACCACGTTGGATAACCATGTGTCGTCCACCGTGGTAATGGGCATTGTGATTCCGGGGGAGTGCTACGCTCCCCTGATTGCCTTGGCTGACTTGATTCTGGCTCCGTCGGGTATTCGTGATGTAATGATCAATGGGGTACCGTATATCGTTCTGGAGTTTGAAGAAGGTGACGTGTTGTTCGAAACCCTTCACTACATTCAAGACCCCAACAAGAACTACGCGTACTTCATGGAGTTTAACTTCTACGCTAAACTCCCTTGGTACATGAGTAACGACGATTTCACGTCCTTGTATGACCATGCTGCACAGCAGTCCGGTGCAGAGATGGGGGGTACACCGGAGCACATGCGTGTTTACGCATCGTTGCAAATGCGTGACCCTGATAACGAGGACAACCAGTACCGTAACAGTAAAGCGATGTTGGAAGGTCGTCCTGCGGTTATTGTTGGTTTGAACAATGGTGCCATGTTGATCGACGGTACCATTCCTAAGTTGACCGGTGGTTATCTGCAAGACAACACTATTGCAGCGATCGTTAATCCGGATACCAAAGTCACTGACCTCGAGAAGATTCTCAAAGGAGTTCCGGGATGAGTCAAGTTATCACACTGGGGAATACCATCCTCGGTCCAGGGAAAAGAGGTTCGTTGAAACCGCTTGTTGACCCTGATGGCAAAGTTTCTCCGTATTACCGTATGCCAGGGGGCGGGTTCAACATTCCTAACCGTCATGGGATCACGTATCCCATGAACGATTACCTGAAGGAGTGCATGGGTCCCGATAGCGATTTCGAACGTCGTATCAAAGACGGTCAGATGTTCTCGGAACTCGATCACCCGAAACCCTACTACAACCTGGTCATCGGCGGACAAATCGTCCGTAAAGAGATCACCGAGCTGTGGGAGTGGGTTAACCGTCTGAAGATGATCGACATGGACAACATTGCCGGTCACATTCGGAAGATCCACTGGGACACTTCCAAAGGCATGAACGGTCCAGTCCTGTGGGACGTCGAGATCTGTCCGTTCGGCGACAAGAAGTGGTTCCTGGAAGAAAGTCTCCCGAACCCTGACATCAACACTGCACTGAGCGTTCGTACTGTTACAGCGCCGCTGAAGGTTGGTGATACGGTTCGTGATGTCGAGTACTGGTCCACTGTTGACGTGGTCCCTGAGCAAGGCGTTCTGCGCGCTTGCAAGCACCTCAGTGCCGGCATGGAGAGCTTCCTGAGCGCTTACCGTCCTGACGACATCAAGCAAGATGTCTTCGAGACCACCGTGGATGAGCTGATCTACATCTGCGACAAGAAGATCAACAACCCTGCCGTGAAAGAGCAATATGCAGGGAACGAGAGCTTCAACCAAGTCGTCAAGATGGTCGAGCACTTCAAGAACACCGTGGGTCGTCGTAAGGCTCCTGCGGTACTGGTTCAGGCCAACAGCCTGCGCACGTTCTTCTAAGCGACAACTACTTACCTCCTAGAGCCGGTTACCCGGCTCTAGGGGTTGAGTGTTCTTTAGCTGCAATTTCATTATATTGCGAATAACCACTTTTTAAAGGATTTTGTGATGATCAACAAGAAGCTCAATTTCATTTCTGCGGTAATGCGTCTGCGCGGTGCCTTCCATGCAGTGAACACCGTCGTCGCGTTGCACGAGATCTCGAAGACCGAGTGGCTCCGTTGCATCAATCCCGATGATGACACCCACTACATCGCCGACTTCCAAGTCGACGGTCGTAAGGCTGATGCCATCATCAACTACTGCACTGCCATCGCCGCAGTCTACATGAAGGCCACTGGCGCACTGCCGGGTACCCTGTCGAAGGAAACCCTGGCCAGCGACAACGCCATCACCGTTGCGATCATGCGCCGTATGGCCGGCCTGCAGATCAAGAAC